AATCCTGGTAAAAAACCTAGTTTTTGTAACATATAAAAATCCTGTTTATTAGGTAGTATAGCAGATTGTAAGTGATTTCAATATGTTTAAAGCAGAGGGAATCAGTGGTGGATCATCCCCCTGCAAGCCTAATGTATAGACTATTTTTTTGATTTTGTCAATGCTGTGCCTTTAAACCAAGCAGGCACACCTAGTAAAGGTCTTTTATCTAAATAGTTTTCTTTAGCTGTTTTAAAATTAGCTTTGTTATAATGTAAAAATACTTGTCCACAATCTTTACCTTTAAATTCTTCTCTCCAATGTTCAAGATCACAACCAGAATATATTAACATGTCACCTGGATTAAGATTTATTTTAATACCGGCTTGACCTTTTTTACCTGTTGGATCTAAATATATTGGCCATGGGTCACCACCTAAGTTTAATGTTGTAGATATTTCACAAGAGTATCTATCACTGTGTCTAGCTAATACATCACCTTCTTTGTATATTCTTGCATAGGAATATGTAGGACTTAACTTAATACCGGTGTGCTTTTCCATAACTGGTTTTACTTCCATTAATAAAGTTTCCATAGCAATATCAGAATAATGTGAATAAGTATTAGGAACTTGTTCATCATTCCACACACCAAAGTATTCTGTAAACGGTGAAATGTATTTGTTATCAAATAAAAACCTTGCAACATTTCTTTTGTTTAAAAAATATTTATAAACAAACTCTGCAATCTCCGGTGAGATAGCATTTTTTAATACTGTATATTTATTTTTCTTGAACGACATTTAATACTCCTTTCGGTATTGCTTGGCAGTTCCAATGTATAAATCTAAATGGATTATAACCCATATCTACAATGTACTGATGTGGTAGGTACGATGGAAAAAATATCATTCTACCTGGTTTAACTTTATAACTAATTTGTGATGATGCATAAGTTACTTTTGTTTTATCTTTTTCTGGTAAAAGGTTCATAACATTACCTGGTCTTGGATCTTCAAACATAGGTAATGATGTAGACTCATCTGCTTTTAAGAAATAAAAACCAGATATGTGACCATTCCAATGCGTATGTAAAGTGTGGTGTCCACCACCTTTCTTAGCAAATTCCTGCACCCACATTTCTGTGGTAAACAATTGATGACCTGACATATCAAAACCCATTTCACCTAATAAATTATGTGCCGTTGCACCTATGTAATTTTGTAATTCTGCAAAGTTAGGATTACCAATTAATGTTGTTGAATGAAACACATGACCCATATCACCTTTGTCACCAAATTTTTTGTTTCTTTCATCTATTTGTGGTTTTAACGTTTTCTTAGAAGCCTCGATATATTTATCTGATGCTTTGTTTAAACTATCTACAAACTTAGGTTCATCTGCAAACCATATCGGTGTTGAAAAATATTGTTCTAGTTGTAATTGTTTTGGATAACCAATTACTTCTTTTTTTATTTTTTGTTTTCTAGTTTTAGCTTTTTTCTTTTTCATATTATTTAAATGGGTATCCTAAATTCCATATTACTAAACTGTTTCTTTCTCCACTTTTAACTGGACATACTCTATGCCATACAAAACTAGGAAATACAACTAAAGATCCTTTAGGTAATATTTCTTTACATTTTAAAATATTAGGTTTCTTATCTGGATCTTTGTTTCTAAAATCAAATTCTAGCTCACCACCTTTGTAATCTTTTGGATCTGATAATGTTACTGTTACAGATAATTTTCTAATCTTACCGTGCGATGGATCACCTTGTTGTCGTTGATAAGGTTGATCCCAGCTGTCACAATGCCAATCATAATACTGGCCTTTTTTATATTTTGTAAATTGACACGACTCACTAAAGTCCCAATTAAAATTCCAACCAGCGCTAGCATTTGCTTGATGCACATAAGGTTGTATTTCTTTATATACCCATCTATCATTCATCCAAACAATATTAGAATCTCTTTTTGTTTTTAAATCTTTAATTTGTTTTTGATTTAATTTTTTATTACCATAACCACCAGTGACTGCCATTTGTTCTTGAAGTTGTTTTCCGTATTTAACAATGTCATCACATATACGTTCTGGAATTGCTGATTGAAAATACCAATAATAATTTGTTAGGTTCATATTTCTTTATGAACATGTTTTAACATTTGTTATGAAATTGTCAATGTTCCAGAAACGGTAAATGTAGCTAATTTATCTCCACCAGGGTGAGTTGATGTTGAGTTTGTTCCAGGAGCTACTGCAAATGTAATTGCACTAGGTCCTCTTACAATAACTACACCTGGTCCACCTGTTCCTCCTGTTTGAGATGGAGTGTTATAACCACCGCCACCACCGCCACCACCACTGTTTGCACATCCAGCAGCTGCATTACCTGCTCGAGAACCACCTTGTCCTCCACCACCTGCTCCACCAGAAACTCCTGTTCCTGGAGATTCAGAACCACCACCGCCACCACCAGCATAAGGAACTGAAGAAGATGTAATCGTATTTACTATACCAGCACCACCTGTTCCAGCAGTTGAACCTGGAGCATTATTACCAACAGCGCCAGCTCCACCACCACCTCCTGCACCATAACTTGGATGACCAGTACCACCATTATTTCCTTGAGGAGGATCTGTGGGTGGAGTATTTCCAGCACCAGCTACCGAATCTGGTCCACCAGCACCGCCACCACCAGAGCCACCAGCATTAGTTGGTTCTGTTGTGGTACCATAAGTTCCACCGCCACCACCTGTTGATGTTATATCTGAAAAGACTGAATTAGTTCCTACAGCTCCATCACCACCATTATCGCCAGTTCCAGATGAACCAGCTCCACCTGCACCAACTGTAACTCCAAAAGGTCCAGGTGCTAAAAATAAAGAAGATCCTTGTGATGGAGATGGACCATAACCTGATGCTCTATAACCTCCAGCACCACCTCCACCATTTCCACGATAAGCTCCACCACCTCCACCTGCTACTACTAAATAATCTATATTAAAACCAAAAGATGGCCATGTTCCTTGAGACTGTGCACTAAATTGACTTTGCATTGACCAAACACCACTTGCTTTGTTTAATTCTTTTACGATAACTATTCCTGAACCTCCTGATTGTCCTAATTGTTGACAACATCCACCAGCAACTCCACCACCACCACCACCGCCACCACCGCCAGTGTTTGCAGTTCCTGCACAACCTCTTGAAGCACCAGCACCACCAGCACCACCACCTCCAGGTCCTCCGCTAGATTTTGCATTAGGAGCATAAGTAGGGTTTCCTCTAGCTATAGATCCACCACCACCTCCAGAATAAGTTACACAACTACCTGTAATATTACTTACGGCACCGTTTCCACCAGGTCCACCAGTATTTGGTGCAGTATCTGGTAATGGTCCAGCTGAACCAGCACCACCAGCACCACCCCCTCCACCTTGAGGTCTTGAACCACCACAACCTTGATGTCCTACTCCACCTGGATTTCCTTCTGATGGACTATATCCTCCAGCATTACCTGTTCCACCAGGTCCTGGACCACCTGGTCTATATTGTCCTCCACCACCAGAACCTCCGGGTGAGGCAACACCCGCAGGTACAAAACCAGCACCTCCAAAACCTCCTCCTGATGAACTATGAGTTGTTCCACAAGCTGCAATACTAGAGTTAACACCACTAGCACCTATTCCTGGAGATAAAGATCCATTATTAGCTCCGCCAGCTCCTACCACTGCAGGAACAGTTCCTTGTGCATTAATTTCTATATCTCTTAAACCACCGGCGCCACCACCTCCTGCGCCACCACCACCTCCTGCGCCACCACCAGCTACTACTAAAGTTCTTACCAATCTAGTGCCTGGTTGTAATGTAATATCTCCTGATGATGTTTTTGATGTAACCGTACACTTCCCGAAAGAAGTTTTATTACTTACACCGATTATTCCGCCATTAGATCTGGCCATGTGAGTCTCCTATTCGGACACCCAAGCTGTGCCATTCCAATTATATTTGGTAGGTGTTTCCGATTCGTCGTTTGATTTTGTTGCTTCCCAACCTGTTGTGTTGTCAGCGTTATATTTTGTTTCGTTCCAAGTAATAAAATAGGTTACATCACCTTCTTCTGTAATTGAAGGAAAAGTTATTGGTGCTTGCCAGTCATCACTTGAATCTAATGACCATGAAGCATGAGGTTGTTGACTTAAAAATTTATCTTTTACAGGATCATAAATCATTCCGATTCCTGCATATTGTTTTCTAAAATTATGATTGTAAGAAGTTTGTTTCCAAATACCACCTTTAAAAAAATTAATACACCATGTTTCTCCATCTTGGTGCATGTCTGAAGGAACGCAATCGTTTCCTACAACTACTACTCTTTCAACTACTTGATGAGTATCTGA